CCCATAGCAAGAGACATCAATATGGTGTAATTGCCAAAGAAATCAACGGTGATATCAGCATTGACGGCGCCGCTGTATGTGCCTACGTACTGGACGGTAGACGCTAATGTACTCACGCCCGAATAGATGTGAGACGATTTACCATCAGAGACGCCCGACTCGAGTTCAATCGCACAGAGGAAAGTGCCGATGTCGGAATCTTCAGCGTCTGTTGTGGCGGCGTCCAGAGACACATCAAGATTACCAGCAGTCAATCCGTCTGGATTTTCAAGTGTATATGGGTTTTGAATAATAGTGCCAGAGTTCGGTTTGATGTTGGCACTACGAGATGTTCCTAAGAACTGAGCACCGGGAACATTACACTTAACATATCCATCATTTAGACTGGAACCCTTTGTAAAATCTACCAACGAATGTGACGCCAGAAGCATCTCGGCAACACACTCACTTCCAAATCTGTGATCTCTTAGAATGGGTCTTGCTGGAAACATTTCCGAGTTGATCAGTAGATTATATTGTTCGAGACCGGCGGTGCATCTGTTTCCAAGTGAATACCTTTGTTGCGAAAGGGCGCTTGATGTCCTGCGATGGCATATGATTACTCTTTCTAATGAACTGACCGAAAATCCTAACGATGCGGTCAATCCAGAGTTTGTTGATTGAAGAGTAGCAGACGAATGCATATACGCTGTCGCCAATATATCATATTTTCCTCCAGTCATTTCATCTATACTTGCTTGTGCTGCGGGACTTAATTCGGTTGCCTGATATACGAGTTCTACATCACTGATTTGATAATTAACAATATCATTAATCGCATCTACACGAAACACAACACCCGCCTCTTCAAGTGTAAATCGCAGTCTAAGTGGACTCAAACTAAATAGGGGAATTAATCTATGTGGGGATGTCTGCGACATTGGATTAAGTATTAATGGTAGGCAATAGATACGTTCCAAGTCACCGGGATCAATTGCTGCACCACGCAACAATCCTTCAGTTCCAGCGATGGCACTTCCAGTTGATGTCTTCCAATCCTGAGACGCATCAGTATCAATCATGGCACACGCAAGGACATTAAACCGATCCAAATCACATATCTTAGCACCACCGGTTGTAATCTCCATACGACGGATGAATCCGTAAGCGCCAGAGCGGTCGAGGTCACATTTGACTGCGGCAGTATCACCAGCATTACGGCATAGAGAGGTCATTTTAAATTTTAAATAACATTGGTTTGAGTTCCAGTATGTACCAGCGAGGTTCGATGGTAATTCAAATTCGATCACACTGGATGGGGAATATGTTCCAGCATTAGTTGGTGGCAATTTTACTCTATAACTTCTTGATTGAACTGCCCTTGCTTTTACCTTTGGGAAATCTAATGATTCACTAAACACTTCTGCCATTATAACATATGATTAGATTAAAAATATTTATTTACGACGACGTTTACGGTATGGTCCATCATCAATGTATTCCTCTTCTTCTTCTTCGGATTCAGATTCTTCATCAGTTACAAGTTCCTCTTCATCATCCGAATCATCAAGGTATTCAAGTAAGGTCATGTATGGGTCTTCATCCATATATATACTTGCTTCGACGACAGCATCATCCTTCACAGCGCAGTAATGCAGCACACCAGCAGAGCAACGCCATGACTCGTACTCAACACCAAGGTCTTCAAATTGTTCGTGGATGGCAAGTGCAAGATAAAATTGGGAGGACATTCTACTATAGGTTTAGATAATTTTTTGAGTTAGAATACCACAGATAATATATACTGCTATGATATATCGATGAACTTTGTAACTTATTATAGATTCCTAAAACGAAATCAGATTCCATTTGTCTATTATAGATATGGAGATAGAGTTAAGATAATATCCAAGGTTACAAAATATGAATATAGGATGTCTCAGTTTGAATGGTATCATGTCCACCATCTCATAGGGGAACCAGTGCCACCTGATATGGAGATTGTATTTGAACCACCAGAGGAATCGTGGATGTATGATGTAGAATCCGATCATCAATAAAAATGAATTGCGTAAAAATACTTAAAGATTTTATAGGACGTAATAGTATATATAATGCCCCGACGCGCCGTTGATTATTCTAAAACTATAATCTACAAGATCCAGCACACTGAAGATGAATCACTTCTGTATATTGGTAGCACAACAGACTTTACTAATCGCAAATCGCAACACAAATCTGCTTGTAACAATGAAACCGATAGGGCATATGACCGCAAGGTATATAGGATGATTCGAGAGAATGGAGGTTGGGATAGTTTTACAATGGTAAAGATTGAAGACTTTCCTTGTACTGATGGACGCGACGCCGAAGCACGAGAGGATGAATTGATGCGTGAACTCAACGCTAATATGAATATGCAACGGGCATTTGTTGAAGACCCAGCAGTCGAACGACTTATCTATGACCGCCGCTATCGTGAGACACATCAAGAACAAATTCAACGTTATCGTGAGACACATCGTGAGCAACAACGCCAGTATCGTCTGGCAAATCGTGAGAGGATTAATGCTTGGGGAACACATGATGTTGAATGCGAAGCGTGTAATTGCCATGTACTACGCAAGAGTTTAAACCGACATCGTCAATCGGATAAGCACCACAACAACATCGTTCGTCTTATGGAAGAAGGAGCAAGGGCAGAACAATAATCACTCAATCTAATAAAATATTTGTAGTATATATATGAATACACTACAAATCACCGAAAAGAAGCAAGACAAACTTAGTGTAGCAGTTACACCGAACAATCTCGATGGGAAACTGGGTGACCTACCAGACCCACTGCCGGACACATCTGGATTCAATATGTGCATTATTGGGTCACCGGGTTCAGGCAAGACAAATCTTCTTTACTCCATTATGACTCGGAAAAAGGTCAAGGGCGTCCGACAATCGTACAGAGGTCTATTTGACCACATCTATGTGATATCACCTACCATCGGCGCCAAGTCTATGAAATCAGATCCATTCAGTAAATTGCCACAGGACCAAATCTATAAGGAATTGGATATGCAAGTTCTCGTTGAATTGGAAAAGATTTTAGAAAAGAACCGCTCTAATGATGAACACTCGGTCGTCATCATGGACGACATCGGGAGTCAACTGAGACGCTCACAAGCAATTGATAAAAAACTCACCCAAATCATCCAGAATCGGCGGCATATGTTTTGTTCCACGATATTCTTGGTCCAGAAATATAGGGATTTAGGAACTGGTATTCGGTCGGCAATCTCACATCTGATTACGTTCAGACCAAAAAACCTACCTGAGCGTGACGCCATACTGACTGAGATGGTGCCACTTCCACTGAAACAAAGCATCTCGTTGCTGGACTATGTATTTGAACAGGGTGACCAAGATAAGTATGCGTTTCTATTGGTTGACCTATCACTGCGCAAATCAAGCAAGTATCGCTATTTCAAAAAATTCAATGAACTCAACTTTAATATCTAAGCATATTATATAATGCCGTTGCAGAAGAAGAAGAAGAAGAAACCAGCATCAGATAAATCCGTCAAGCAAGTTGTGACGCAAGTTGTTAAAGTAAATATAGGCGATACGAAACCCAAGAAGAAACGCAAACGTAAGTCTGGCGGCGGTGTTGCTCGGGCAGCGGTTCAGGCACCGATGTTGGCGCAAGTCCCACAGCAATTTATATATCCGCCACAATCATTTCCACAAGAGGCACAGATGGCGCCACAACGTCCACAAGAGATGGCACCAGCAGGAGTTCAGGTTCCAGATCCATTTCCAGTCTCGGCGCTGAATCGTGTGCTTGGGTCTGTCCCAAGAAGCACACTGGCAGTTCAACCAGAGGTCCAGCGTCCAACCCTTCTACGAAGCACATCGGAACAAATAAGAATTCCGTCCGGTTTTGTGGGACAACCGCCACCTATTCCGAAAGATACACCAGCACCAAAAATATCAGCACCGCCAGTTGCCCCAGAACCATTTGGAATTGGACCATCTTTGTCTGTACCACCAACACCAAAAGAAGCGCGTGTGACTGTCGGACGTGATAGTGGAAAAGATACTCTTGTTGAACCACCCATGATGATGCCAAATCCAGATGACCCACCACCAGTTAGTCGCAGTCAATCATCCGCCAAATTGGTTGAGTTTGACCCAGTAGCGAAGGCAGAGAAGGCATTACGTGGTCGTGAGGCAACCAGACGGTCTCGGTCTCGGTCCAAATCAAAAGACCCAAATGACCCACCGAAACTGAGACCAGGACCTAAACCAGGTTCAAAGAATAAGGTTACTCAAGTTCCGGGACAACAGGGGATACGAAAATATATTCCGGGACAGGCAGAAGATTTAGGACAACCGAACTTCTAATTTCGTATTTATAATAAAAATATAATATTATGATAAACTATATGCCCAAGTATATAGTTTGTGCGCACCCAATATTCGGAGAAAATGCTGTTTGTCTTTCTAAGAAGTTAGACATCCCAATCCTCACAAAGATAGATGCAAAGGCAGGTGATGTATATATTATCTTCGGCGCTCATATGATTGCCGACCAACTTCTTGAACTACAAAGAAATGTGAAGGTCGGTTACATCATATTGAATGGGGAACCACAGGGAAACATGTATCTCAGGCAAAAAAGTTATATTCAATTGATGAAGTCTAATCCAGTATACGGATATGATAAACCATCTATCGACCATCTCAAGAGTGAATTAGGTGTTAATTGTTTGAGTTCATTCTATTTTGAGTTTATGGGTATAGAAGAGGATGGACATGATCGACCGATTGATATAATTTTCATAGGAACAAAATCACAGGAGAGAGAGAATCTTCGTGTAACTTTAGAGAAAAAATATCCATCCAAAAAGATTATGTTTGTCTTTGATGATTCACTACTGGCGCCAGAGAAAATGAAGAATGCACTGATGAATGCGAAGATTGTTATCAACTCTCCATTTTATAAAAACAAGTCGTTAGAGACGCATCGTCTACATAATGCTTTGAGTGCCGGATGTATGGTAGTGAGTCATAATGATTGCCACGAAGATTTGATTAAGTATTATGGTGAATATGTTACATTCACAGATAATCTGGTTGATTTTGATTACGATTCAGTCAAACCAAAGAAGGAATACTCTGCGCTGGTGAAGGATTTAGCAAACCGTTTCCTTCCCCATTTCATCCACATCACAAATAAAATATCTGAGTTTAGTATAGATGAGAGAATCGGACCTAAGGAAGATATCAAATCCGGATCGCGTCTTTAGGCGTTTTGAAAAGTTCGGATTGGATGGAAGTATTCACATATCAAACTTGGCATCCAAGAAATACTATGTAGTTACACCTCAGGGAAGAAAAGTCCAGTTCGGAAGCAACATGGAGGACTACACCAAACATCGCGACAAAAAACGCCGTGATAATTTCAAGTCGAGGAACGCCAAGTGGGCAACTGCATACAAGTATAGTCCAGCATATCTGAGTTATCACTTGCTTTGGTAATTAAATTAAAAATTGATTCTATATAAATCCCATTATATTATTGTGTATCCATAACATAATGGAGGTGAAAAT